ACATCGGAAAAAACAAAAACCAAGAGATACATCGGAGTCTTGGTTGGATTTTCCGTTTTTTCCGTACCCTTTAACAGCCCTCAAGATGGCTGAGAAGGTTGCATATAGAGTTACCACCAAAAAGGTAGTGAAACCAGTACTCCCACAAGAGGAAACTCCAGGCCAATATCCTTCAGATTGGTTTGACAATCATAAAGGGGAAAAACCCAGATTGGTGATACCATATAAACACGCTGACGTAGGGACTCTACGTGGAGTTGTGTATGGAGGTATCCAGAAGGACACTTTGGACATCAAAGTGGCAATCACTTACCTCTATGCGGTCATGGTCAAGCTAGAGGTGGAATGTGATGATGAATGGAAATCATTCGGAGTGTTGATAGCAGGAGCGAAAACAACTGTAAATCCATTTTGTATGGTGGAAGTAGAAAGCAAGCAGTTGGATCTGCCAAATCAGCAGGCAGGGGCAGCTACAGAAGAGGATGACTTGTGGATGTGCTTCTACATCCTTGTCCAGTACCGTCTGCTCAAGGTCAACAATGTGGAGTATGAGAAGCTCCTGGTCAAGCGAGCCAATGTACATCTGGCCAGTCTTCCAGGAGCAAAAAAATCTGAGGTCCACTCTAGGAAAGTCTATGCAGCATGGTTAGCCAATCCTATGTACCTAAGGATTGTTGCCGCAGTGGATATGTTCTTCCACAAGTTTAAAGAACATCCGTACGCCATCTGCAGATATGGAACACTGGGATCCAGATATAAGGACTCTGCTGCACTGACAACATTGAACCACATAACTAAATTGACCGGACTCCAGATTGTTGACTTCATGATGTGGATCTTCAATGATAATATCGCAGATGAACTGGATCGAATGGCCAGACCAGATCAGGAACTGGAGAAGTGTGATTCTTATACACCGTACATGAGAGACTTGGGAATCTCTGATAGATCCCCGTATTCAGCACAGATGAATCCAACCTTCCATATGTTCTGTCATGCATTAGGAACTCTCTTGGGATCCAGAAGATCGATGAATGCCAGAATCGCCGGAGAAGTTGATGTGACCAACACATTGACAAATGCGGAGGTTGTGGCATTCATCTTGAATAGATGCCCAACATTCGTCAAGGCATACACAGAGGACCTTGAATCGGTACCAACTGCCCAGCACAAGGCTGTTGCTGGAAAGATGCCCACCGGGCCTGATCCAGATATGTGGTTTGAGTACTTGGCAAAACTGAACTTTGTCCTGCCTGATGAGATAATTAGGTTTGCGAAGGAGAGGGCCAGCGGACTCAGCAACATCAGACCAGATACGATTGGAGAGCTTGTTTACAAACAGCTGAAGTGAACATGAAAAAAAAAGTAACAGCAATCATGAGTCGTCAACGACTGAGAGAGATTGCTGGTCGATATGACTATTCAAGAGTTGCCAAGAATTTGGAGGGGTTAGAAGAAGATGAAAATGAGAAAGAGTTAGAAGCTGCTGCTGGAACAATTCCAGCTAACATTGTGGAGGAACCTGACTCTTCGGAAGATGAGGCATCAGATGGAGATGAAGAGGAGTTGGAAAGGATATTCAGAGAGGATGAGAAAAGTGAAGATGAGCTTGAGAATGATCACTTTGAACTGTCTCTCGAGGCAGAAGAGGAGGCTGAATTGGAGAGCTCCTCTGATAAAACTATAATTTTACCACCGATGCCTCCATTATCGGGATTGAGGTATCAAGATGAGCTTGAGAACATCATTTTACACTACGTGAGCACTAGCTTGGCATCTGTTGGTTGGTATCTGAATCCACAGCAAATTGAGAAGGGAGAAGGCGGATTGAGAGTCGGAATTAATAAGATCACGGACAATCAGCCACTCTCGAGCCTGGACACTACAGCACCAGAAGAGTCACTAGATGTCGTCATCCCTGATGACTTGATAAAAGAAGAAGAGGATACCGTTACTCGTCCAGATGTGGATAAATTGTTCAGAGAGGGACTGTCATTCACTCGGAAAGGGAATAAAGGAATCATTGAGGTCAACTCAGAGACACCAGGATGGAGCAAGGAGCTGCTAGAGTTTGCCACTACTATGTTCGGGAACAGGCAAGATCAGATAGACTACATCTTGGATGAATTGGAATTGCTCCCGATGATAAAGAGACTATGTATCTACCCATGAAAAAAACTAACAGCAATCACAATGCTGTCCCGCTTCAGACGCCCGTCTAGGCAGGATGAGAGAGTGGTTGCAATACCTCCTTCTGCACCCCCACCTGACTACTTTGGTTTGGATCGAAAGCAACCGGTCGAAGAAAAGAGCATCTACTGCACAGAAACGCTCCGAATAACAACATCTTTGGAGATCCGTTGTCCAGAGGGATTCCAATCTCTTAATGATTGTCTCCACGCCCTAGAGGTCTGGGTTGATGAGAATACATGCCCAATCTGGCAGATCCATTTGGACACTTGGCTACTTTTGTGCCTAGCAGTCCACATGAGGAAAGATGTGACTTGTACATATACCAACTTGTACAAGGCCTCCTTCTCAGAAGTCCTAACTGTGAAACATCATCTTATGGTAGATCAACCAGTGAATTATATTGAGCATGAGCAGAGAATGGAGACAAAATATAGGAACAGCAAGTGTGAGATTCGATTCACATCTAAGATTGAAGGAACCAAACGGAGAGGCATACCCTTACATGCATTGTACAAATATCCCCTGAAAGATGGCTCAGATCCACCTCCAATGGAGCATATCTGCAAGAATTTTCCTCTGCACGTAGAGATTTCACCAGAAGGCGACCACCAGTTGCGTTTCGAGCTGCCATGAAAAAAACTAACAGAATTCCTAAATCGGAATTCTGAAACTGAGACAATGCAACTCTCACTACTGATGGTGATGGCCAGCCTCGCTCAGTCTGTAACAGGGCGTGCTGCCGGCAGAGAGCTACATGATGTGATAGGATTTGTACCAGACACTGACACACTACAATGGAAACCAGCTAACTTAGATACACTACGTTGCCCTGAGGCGGCTGACCCTGGACCAGATGATGGCGCAGTTGTGGAGAAATGGGTCATATCCAGGCCGCGTGTCAACACTTTCTTAGGGATAAAGGGATACCTGTGCCATTATGCCAAATGGGTCACAAGGTGCGAGTACACGTGGTACTTGTCCAAAACCATCTCAAGAAGTATCCAACCGCTAGATGTGACGGAAAGTGGCTGTCAGGATGCATTTAAGGAATATGATGCAGGAAGACTGGTCCCTGGTTCATTCCCGCCAGAAGCTTGTTATTGGGCATCCACTAATGATGAAACTGTACATGCTTACACCATAACCCCACATGAAGTGATCTATGACCCATATAGCAATGCCAAACTAGATCACATCTTCTTACATGGGTCCTGTAACAAGGACTTCTGTGAGACATCTCATGACTCCACTATGTGGATAGCCAAGAGAAAGGGAGAGGGATCGGTCTGTCAATTTGTAGGGAGGGAAGATGTGGAAATAATCGAGGGGGCCAAATTCTCACTGCGAAAATTCCAGACCAAAGTTTGGTTGAGAGGACCTAGTCTGCATAATATTCCCTTAGACAAGCTCTGCAAAATTGATTTCTGTGGAAAAACAGGTTACAGGAATCAGCAAGGGATCTGGTTCTCCATTGACAGGGTATCATGGAGCAAAAATCATTCGTTGCCCATTAGACAGAAAGCAGTAGGTTGTAAACCTGGAGAGAATGTTGCAGTGGTTGACACCAACTTACCAGATTCAGATTTAGAAGCCACTATAGAGGAAATGATGTGGGACATGAACTGTCTCAATGCACTTGAGACCATTCAGCACCACAAAAAGGTGAGTCTGCATGACTTGTATCAGATAGCACCTCAAAAATCAGGACCAGGCTTGGCATACCGGCTCAATGACGGTCACCTCGAGGTTGCCCAAGCCCATTACTGGAGTGTTCAACACCCGAAGAGAGGGAAGCTGAGTCGTACTTGCCTTGGAGCTAGACAAGCGGATGAGACCTCTTCATGTGTCAAGTGGAATAAGTGGACACATGTTGCAAACAACACCTACCATGCTGTCAATGGAATAACAGAGGTTGACGGGCAGATTTTGTTCCCGAAGAGGAGAGTATTACACAGAAAATATGATCCAGAGTATGCTACCAGACAAAGCCTTAGGTTCATCAAGCATCCTGTGATTGATAAGTTTGAGGACAAAGCCACAGAAAATATCGAACATAAGGACATAATCTCGAAAGATGTCAATGCTGGTGACTTAGTGGGCAACTGGGTTGTAGTTGCAGAAGGGAAACTGAGTGAATGGTTCGGGGGCTTAGGCAAATCAATCATCTCAGTGGTGTCTCTGATTGTAGGACTGCTGGTACTTTATGTGATTGTCAAATTGTGCCTTTATTTCAGACCCAAAGCTAAAGAAAAGATTGGAGACATGGAGATGAAATTGAAGAAGCGAAGTGAAAGTTTCGGTTGACATGAAAAAAACAACAGTCATCATGGACTGTTTCGATTTCGATGATCCTTGTGATCTTGAAATCAATGATGATGAGGATTTTGTTCTAGAGAATGAGGAAGATTTTTACTCCAAATTATTTTCATTTGATGAATTGAACAATACTGATTATAGCCTTAATTCGCCATTGATTATTGATGATGTTTATTCATATTGGAAAAAGGGGAGGGGTGAAGACCATATAACTGTGACAAAGAGTAAGGCTTGGGTAGATCGGGATATCATCACTGAATCAGCAGAGATCAATTGGTCTATGATACATTCTCCGCACAACAACCATAGTTGGTGGGGAAATTTTAATCAACTGACTATCCAATCAACTCCGAAGGTTGATAGACTGTTAGAGCAAACTGCATCTGATCACGAGGTCACCCATGATGTTATTAGAGCATTCTTTAAGGGTTGGACAGGAGAAATTATGGAGAATATGTGTGAGGAAATCAGATCAGTGCCTATCCAGATAAAGAAATGGGGGGAGTTAGCAATGCATTGCCACAGGTTAACTATACTTTTGAATAGCAAGAAGAGCAGTGAATGGAACGTTTTGTTAAAAAGGAAGGGGAAGAAAGTCTTTACAGACGCCATGGGCAAGACCATAGGTATAAGATTCAAAGATTCAATATTCGGAATGATCGTGATTGGAGGTGGGTTAGTGATTTTTGAAGATCATAATCGTGTGTTAGACAGAAACTTCCTCCTCATGATCAAAGATGTCTACATTGCTCGTTACCAGACTACATTGGGATTGTATTTAAGAAAAACAAAAGATTATGACATAAATGATGTGACGTATCTGAATGAGCTTTACAGAAAGGGGGATGAAGTTTTAGAGTACAATGGAAGCAGCAGTTATGATGTATTTAAGTTGTTAGAGCCTTGCTGCAACTTGAGATTTTGTGAATTGGCTCGCAAGGAAAGACCGCTTGTTCCTGAATTTGAATCATTCAAACATCATATTACAACAGCAATGGATGAAGTCAAAGATCATTTAGGGTCTCATGAGTTCTTGGCAGATATCTTGAAGGTGGAAGCTTTAAAAATGGTGGTGGTTGTTTACGGTTCATTCAGACATTGGGGGCATCCGTACATTGATTACTTAGAAGGATTAGTGAAACTACACAATCAAGTGACTGTGCAGAAGGACATTGATCATGATTATGCAAATAGTCTGGCTTCTGATCTAGCTTACATTGTATTGAGGAGAAAGTTCCAAGAGTACAAGAAGTGGTTTGTTGTGGAATCCCAGGTAGATAAAAACCACCCATTTAAAGTTCACATAATCAACAATACCTGGCCCACTCCAAAACAGGTGGAAGACTTTGGAGACAAATGGCATGAACTTCCTTTATGCAAATGTTTCGAGATCCCAGATGTTGTGGATCCGTCTAACTTGTACTCAGATAAAAGCCACTCTATGACACGAACAGAGGTCCTTGACTTTATCAGATCTGGAAAATCTGGTCCTATCCCCACATTGAAGGTCTTGACCACCTTATTGAATACACCAGCTACTGATTGGCCTGAATTCCTCAAACAGATTGATACAGAAGGATTAGATGTTGAATACCTGATTATTGGTTTGAAGGCAAAAGAGAGAGAAATCAAACGGCATGGTCGATTCTTTAGCCTGATGTCGTGGGCCTTGAGGGAATACTTTGTTATCACCGAATATCTGATTAAGACACATTATGTACCACTATTTTCTGGTCTGACTATGGCAGATGATTTAACAACGGTCATATCTAAGCTATTGGATCGGACTCAGGGCCAAGGAGGAGCTGATTACAGCAATGTTTGCATTGCTAACCACATTGACTACGAAAAGTGGAACAATCACCAACGTTTGGAGTCTACAGGACCAGTCTTCAAAGTCATGGGTCAGTTTTTAGGATATCCGAACTTAATTTACAGGACTCATGAGTTTTTTCAGAAGAGCATTATTTACTATAATGGGAGACCAGATCTAATGGAGGTTGTCAATGGACAGATCAGGTCAAAAGAAGGCTTCACAGTGTGTTGGGATGGACAAGCAGGAGGGTTGGAGGGACTCCGTCAAAAAGGGTGGAGCATCTTGAGTTTACTGGTAATACAGAGGGAGTCAAAAATACGAAACACCCGAATCAAAGTACTAGCCCAAGGGGACAATCAAGTCATCTGTACTCAATATAGGTTGAGGGACATATCTACTCCGGTGGGATTGAATCAGAGTCTACAAGAAGTGGTTCAAAATAATGAAGCCATAATGAGAGCCATAAAAGAAGGAACCAACAAATTGGGATTGATAATCAACGAAGATGAGACTATGCAATCAGCAGATTATTTAAATTACGGAAAAATACCAATATTTAGAGGTCGGATTTTAAATTTATTCAGCAAACGTCTGTCAAGGGTCATGTGCACAACCAATGACCAGTTACCAACGATGGCAAATGTCATGGGAACAGTATCTACGAACGCTCTCACAATATCTCATTTTGATGACTCCCCATTGAATGCAATTTATTATTATGATATCCTTGGTAATATGACTAGGAGAATGATTGAGCAACACAACATTATACTACGAGGACCTGTCAAGTCAGTAATGAGAAATTTCAACCCGAACAGCAAAGCATATCGAATCTTGAGTTTATATCAAGATCCTTCTCTAGGAGGGGTTTGTGGGACATCATTAACAAGATTTTTGACCCGTATGTTCCCTGATCCAGTCACGGAAGGATTGAGTTTTTGGAAAAAGGTGTATGAGAATACAGTTGAGCCAGATCTAGCAGAAATATGCAAACATGCAGGAAACCCTAAATTGAGTACACAGAGTGAAGGAGGGTTCAATAAGCTCATGGAGAACCCAACATCATTAAACATTCCAAAAGGACTAAGTTTAACCAACCTTCTGAAGGATGAGATTAAGAAATGTTTGCTAAGGGAAGCATCGAGTATCAGAAATCACATCATCAGAGTGGCAGCCGAATATTGCCTGCAAGAAGAAGATCGGTTGATGCTGTTTCTCGAAAGCATTGATCCGTTGTTTCCGCGATTTCTGAGTGAATTCCGATCGGCTACTTTCCTCGGAATAACAGATGGTTTAATTGGCTTATTCCAGAATTCAAGGACTATCAGATCTTCGTTTTCCAGACGGATGGAAAGAGACATAAACCAGTTAGTTATCAAAAGTGAGATTGGAACATACTTGTCTCTATCTAGTGAGTTGGAGGTAGGGAGGATGTGGGATTGCTCAGCTACGCAGGCTGACTTGCTCAGGAGATTATCTTGGGGGAGAGAGGTGTTGGGAACAACAATACCTCATCCCATAGAGATGTTCGGCGGGGCATGCTCCACACAAGGAGGTTGTCAATACTGTGAAGACGGAAAAACAGATGATTTTGTGACAACATTAGCACCCCTTGGGTTTGCTTCTGTCCATGTGAGAAAGGGACCGTACCCGGCTTACTTGGGGTCTAAGACCTCTGAGAGCACCAGTATATTACAGCCGTGGGAGAAAGAGACATCAATACCCATCATCAAGCGTGCAGCAAAGATGAGAAATGCCATCAATTGGTTCGTAGACAAAGATAGCAATCTGGGTCGAAGTATTTTATCTGTATTGAAAGGATTGACAGGTGAAGATTGGGACACAGTGTCAGATGGTTACAAACGAACTGGTTCGGCACTTCATAGATTCTCTTGCTCTCGGATGAGTGCTGGGGGTTATGCTGCAACTGCTCCAACCAGACTATCTTGGATGGTCACAACAACAGATACTTTGACAATTGTAGGGTCAAAAAACTTTGATTTCATGTTTCAGCCTACTATACTGTTTGCTCAAATCAGCGTTGCTGAACGATATAAGGACTTCCAAGGCAGTTGCACAGTGCACCACCATTTGAGTTGCAATGGTTGCCTCAGGGAGATATCCGAACCAATATTAGACACTTTCAAAGAGTATGAGCATCCTGATGTCTCTCACATATTGGAAAAATGGAAGCCGGAAGATTCAAGTTGGTCGAAGAAGAAAGAGTTATTTGACCTCCCTGTGTTACCAATAGATAACATGGACAGTTTTGAGATTAGTTATCAGGTCGGGAGAGCAGAAGGGTTCTTATTTGGAGATATGGCTCTGAGTGAAAATAAACATATGGACGACAGCTCCATTTTTCCCCTCACTTTACAACAGAAGTTAAATCCTGAGCCATACTTCGACGGACTTCTAGACGGGCTGCTTAGATCTGTGTCAATCTCGATCATACATCGACGGAGTGTAGCCCAAATGAAAAAACCAAGACCGACCCTGATTGGCGGGATGATACATGTCATTGATCTGCTTTGTGAGAAGCCTCCTTTCTTGAATCTGATAAGAATAGGTCCTCTACACAATTACCTATTGAAAGATCCGCATAAAGTACCTGCATCTTATCCTATTTCTGATGCAGATATGGGCAGCATTGTCCGAAGCTGGTTGAAACGGAGATTCTTTGATATGGAACAACGGAACATGATCTATAGCCCTCGAATATTGAGGATCGTGGTTTTTGCAGATATGACATCACCAGAGGTCATAGGACCATATCTACTTTCATCGAAGATAACTCCCTTGCTATTCAGTCCTGTCCTCAGTAAGCAGAGTGTGACAAACTTGAGAGGATTGAGAGGATTGTCCAGCCAAGTGAGAGATGTTTTTGAACAAGATTGCTCAGTATTTAAGGATGTAGATGGATTTGTCTGTCGGGAGGAGATCCGCCATGCAAGCAAGCACATCTACAGAGGACATCAGTCTGAGAAGCTGCTAAACTGGGGTCCTGAGTTTATAGGGGAGGTGACAAGTATAGAACTCGAGAAAAGCAGTACTGAGGTTAGACCGAAGAACCAGGATTATGGACAATACAGATGCCCTCTCATGTCTGGCCTAAGGCTGGCACAATTGGCGACAGGCGCACATTATAAAATCAGAACACTCGTGGCAAGACTCGGGATACGGTATCATGATTTCATATGTGGGGGTGATGGGTCAGGGGGAATGACAGCAGCATTATTACGCTGGAACAGGCACAGCAGAGGTCTCTACAACTCATTATTAGAATATGACAAGAGCAGTTCTAGAGGTGCTAAACCTGGAGCTCCGCCCGCTATAGTGGGATGCACTGGGTTAGAGTCAAGATGTCTCAACATTTCTAATGTATGGGAAGATCCATCAGATTTAAGTGCCGACAGCACATGGGTCAAAATGGGAGAATACGTCAAGGAATACAGGATGAGAATTGATCTTATTGTCTTAGATATGGAGGTGAGATCAGAAGAAATGAGCTCTGCCATAGAAGGACGAGTGGCAGAATATGGCCTCTCGTATCTGCAGGAGAATGGTGTGTTGATCTACAAGAGCTATCTCACAAGGATGTCAGCGGATGGCCTGCCAGTTGTAGAGCAACTAAAAAATTATTTTAGACAAACTCTAATTTGCCAAACATCTCTTAGTAGCTCCAGAACTTCTGAAGTTTATGTTGTGTTCAGGGGGAAACTTGTCAAGCCAAGAAGAACATACTTTGACTGGATCCTGTTCCAAGACAAAGCCAGGAATTTTAGTTGTAACAGTTCCGAGCAAGACGAGTTTGATCGATGCCTAAGATTGGAACCAAAAGATTTACTCAAGGGTGTACCGCAAGAGTTAATACCGGATTGGGAAGTTGAGCTTTGCACTCTATTAGGGATATTGGGGGTGAGTGATGGCATATCAAGTCAGCTGGCAAGAGAAATAAAGTTTGCTCCCTGGAATCGCAAAATTAACAGCATCTGGGCTATGCTGGTGGTGGGAAGCAACTTCATAATGGATACCACATCAGAGCACACCGGTGACATCTCAATACCATCGGATCCATCTTGTGAGAAAATGGCAACTTTGGAATTGGGTTTCTTTTATTGGTATTGCTGGTTAAAAAGAGATCTAAATTTATTCAAATACTGCAATAAAGTGAACGACGGCAGATCAGTGTATTGCTTTAGTCGCAAAGCCATCATCCGGAACAAAGAAGTGATGACTCACTTAGAATGGAACCACAAAGGTCCGGGTCAAATTAGGAAGGGGGTGAACACGGTCAACATTCAGGCAGGAATTGGAAAGATAGTCCGTTTGTTAGCCAGAGAGCTTGATTGTAATCAGATACTAGAGTGGAACATAGTGGAGCTGATCTGTAAACGTTTCAACAAATCTTTGAGTAAGCACCAAATTAAGCGAAAAACAGGATTATTGGAATTTTTTAGATGTGTGGAGCACTATCAGGGTGATTCTAGACAGCTCAAGACATTGGACACTGAAGCTGAGTGCTCTTGGAGATCATAAGCAGGAGAAACACAAACTAGTATATAGCACATGAAAAAAATGTGCGATAATGGACATCTACCTCGCTCAAGCTTGTCTGTCTTGAGCTGGTTTTGTTGYYGTCC